GCTAGGTCTGATTGATGCGCGTCAAAAGTATGACCGAGTTGCCCAACTTGAGGCAGAATCGCCAGAAGCGCTAGACGCATCTCTGGAATACGCTCAGCGAGTAAAGACCGCTGGCCTCAAGCGGCAGGTCAGAGAGGCCCGCCGTCTTCCCTCGCTAGGTCGGGGAGCGAAGAAGGAAGCCTCGAAATCCGAGACTCAAGAACTCGGAGATGAAGCACTGTATCTCTAGGGATACTATTTTCATCAAACCCACCGTCTATCAATGGATGGACGGTAAACCAAATACCGACCATAAACAACCAAAGGAACAACGATAAATGCTACGGCTAAAGAACCTCAGCAATAAGTTCCAGAAGCGGCTTATCCGGCCTCTGTATGCACAGACCCAGGCCACACCATACGCTGCTACTCTGGACGCCTCGTTGCGTAACTCCGATGGTTCGTTTCGTCTACCTCTGTCAGCGGATACGGCGGTGGGAGGTTTCCCATTTGACCGTACTGCCGATGCCTACAGCCTGAAGAATGGCCTCGTCCCTGGAACCGTTATGGTGAAGTCGGCCGAGGGTGAACAGGTTGCAGTTGGAGATGACGTTGCGGACGCGAAGCCGTTTGGCTTGCTTGCCAACTTTGTTGGTGGCGATCTGGACGATCTGGGTGACGAGGATTATGTTGGGGTATGGCGTGGTCCGGATTCGGTCTACGAAATCCTGGCTCCTGCGTTTGACGATACTGGCCTTGCGGCTGCGTATGCAGCAGCAACGGCAGGCGCTCCGGTGGAACTTTTCATCGGTGCAGATGGCCGACTGGCGGAAGCTGGTCAGGTCAGCAACAGTAACGTTGTAGTCGCTGAGCTTATCGAGCGCGTGAGCGCAAGCAGAATCGTCATTGACCTCAAGGTCTGATGACAAAGACGAAAGGCAATTAACTCAATGGAACTAACAGCTAGAAAGGCAGTGTCTTCAGCAGATTATGAGGCAAAGCTCTCTGATCAGCTTAAGGATGCTCCTAAGCTAACCAAAGAGGCGAAGGCCAAGCGTCTAGAGTCGATTCTTGCTGATAAGCAGAACGCGATGAGGCGCATTGGTCAGGGTATGATCGGTCCTATCCAGATTCGTCTGCGGTACGAAGGCATTGTGCGGAACGTTCTCATTGAGGATACTCTTGAGCGCGGCCCACTCATGCCATACGATATCCTGGACGATCTAGGGCGTGCCTACGTCCTCAACAGCACTGACTCGGAAGTGAAGATCACTCCGTTTGAGGGCAAGCAGGCTTTTCCGCAACTATTCAGGATTGCCTCTTTCCCCCGCATTCGGAAGGAAGACCTTTACTACCTCCGGGTCAACGCCGTCGAATACACTCAGGACGAGACTCGACAGGCGATTCAAAAGCAGGAGGACGCTCGACTTGTCCTGCTGCTAGAGGAAGCCATTACGGACCTCAGTACCGAACGTACCGCTGGTACGATTGGTACTGGCCCGACAGGTGGTACAGCAACTGGTGTTGCTGCCCCGCCCGCAGGCTCCAACGAGCAGACTGTCGTGATTGGGTCGGGCGCTCCGCTTGAACCTAACGACTTCTACAATGCTGTCTCTCAAATCGAAATCAACCAGCTAGAAGCCAAGCGAGTGCTAGCGCACCCGGTTGACATTCGTGATCTGTACACCTGGGACATTAATGTCACGGGTTTCCAGTTCAAGGATGAAGTCTTTGCTGGCGGAAAGATCACCAAGTTCGGTGAGTTCCAGATTCAGAAGAGCATCATCATTCCTCAGGGTGAGGTTTTCCTCACTTCTGAGCCTGAGTTCGTCGGTGTTTTCCCGGTAATGTACTCCCTCGATGTTGAGGAGAACCATCAGGTCGAACAGTTCTACAAGGGTTGGGTCATGGACGAACTCGTTGGGATGCTGGTCTTGAACCCGCGCTCCATCTCTCGTATCGTGAAGAATGGCTCCGTGCCGTTCACCCCGACTAAGCTGGATATCTCCGGTCTGAACTAACCTGACGGGAACATACCC